TAGCGTTGCCACTACGCGGGATACCCCGGCGTGAGGTAGCAGCCGTCGCAAAAAAGCAGTGGACTGGAAGGCTATTCGTCAGCGAGGGCGGCGATAATCGCGTCTTTCTGCCGGAGGTCAACGTCGTCGTCAATCCCGGCGGCTTCGGCCCGCGCTTTCAGTTCCTCATGCGAGAGGGCTTCAAGTGCGGTGTCGTCGCCCGCATCCGCTTCGGTGTCGGTATCCGGCGGCCCGTCCGCCCACACAATCGGGTCACGCTCGGCGACCATCTCGCGGGCGGTGTCGGCGTCGGAAACAGTGATTACGCCGCCATCGATCCGGTACGTCTCGCCGTCGTAGGAGTAAGCCCCTGTGTTGCAGTGGCTATGGCGGAGGTCAACCATCGGTTAAGAGGCTCTATGCTCCACTTGCGCCGCCCTGAATCGCAATACAGGCGTCGGCGTCCGTGACAGCGAAGCCGTTGTGACCGCTAATCTGGTAGACCGTCTGATCGTTGGACTCCTCGCGGTACGTCTCAACGCTCATCGGCTCCCACTCGGCATAGCGGCCGTACTTGCTCATGTCAACGAGGAACCCTTCGTCATCGCCGAAGTCGCCCGTGTTGGTGCGGAGAACGGGCAGGTTGTACACCTCACCGATAACCTCGGGGCCTTGGGTGGACACAAGATTGTCGCCAAGTTCGGTGGCCCGGTTGAAGGAGTCGTCAAGCGAGAGGTCGCGCAGGCCGTCAGGCCCAACGAACAGCGCGCTCATCGCCGGGTTGTACTCTTCGGCGTTCAGCACCTTGTAGGCCTCAACAACGGCCTCAAAGTCCATGTCCTCGCCGTCGTTGCCGATGGTGGTTGCGTTGTTGTTGTTGTTCAGCAACTCAAAGGCACGCCGGTCAAGGTTCTTGAGCTGGGCACGGCCCATCTCGGCCTGTGCCTCGGCTTCAATGTCAACGCGGCCAAAGCGCACGGCCTCATCGGTAATGACAACCTCAAAGCCGTACTTCGACCGGACAGCCGACGCTTCGGAGTAGTTGAGTTCGGAACGTGGGTAATCACTCCCTTCGTCCACTTCAACAACGTGGCCTTCGAGGTCGTCGTCCGGCACGGGGAATTTCAGTTCCTCGGCGTCGTTGCCGGAGGCGTCGTAGTCGCGGAACGCCTCTTGGAACTGGTAGGTTGGTTGCGTCCGCTCCTGTACAATGTTGAGAATCGTCTCCGGCTGAACCGGAACGTCATTTTGTGCGATTGGCATGGGTTATCACTTCTGTAGAATGACTGCACTGTTCGCATCGAGGTTGTATCCCGCGGCAAGACCGGCTACGCTGCCTTCGTCGGTGATCGCAACGTAGTCACCAGCCCCTTCGGCGAGTTGGCCCTCTGTGCCGGAGGTCGTGATTTCGTTGCCGGCGGTGACACCAGAGGCAACATTCCCAACCGTCAGCGGGCCGGGGATGTAGACAGTGATGTTTTCGCCGGATTCACTTGCCGTTTCACCAGCAATACCAACGATAACCGTGTCTGTGGTGTCGTCAGCCGTCGCAAGTTGGCCGCCGTTGATGCCAACAGAGTCGCCACGGTCAATTGCTTCGCCCGCCTCATACGTCATACCATACGCCGGATCGCCGAGTTCTGCGCTTGCGCTTGGTTCTGCCATTAGTTAAGCACCTCTTCAGCGGTGTCGAAGTCACTCACGCCGAGTGCTTCGCAAATGTCGTCTTGCAGTGCGTCACTGCCGAACGTCTGATAGTCCGCATACAGAGCCTCAGCCTTCTCCATGTCCGCATCGCCGGAGAGGGCTTCAGCGTCCGTAGTGTCGGGTTCGCCGGATTCAGGCGTCTGCCGCATGGCTTCAACCTGTAGGGAACCCTCATCGTCTTCAAATTCCTCACACAGAGCCTCAAACCCAAGAGCCTCAACAGTGGACTCTTTGAGGTCAGTGCGCTCCGTAAGGGCTTCCTCCATGACGCCGCGTACTTCTGCAACCCGGCTTTGGAGGGCTTCGTAGTCGTCCTGTTCAACCAGCTTCGGATCGTCAAACTCTCGGCGTTTCTCCAACGCTTCAAGTTCGTCGTCAGTGATATTATCCATAATGATCGTTGTGTCTGTGGTTGCCGCCGTCGCTGCCGGGTTGCTCTGGCTCATACTCTCTGAGCCGTCATCGCCACCCATATCAAGTTCATCAAGGAGTGCTTGACGGCTTGCACCGGGCATGAATTCGGTATCCTCGCCCTCGCCGCGGGTGTGAATCTCCGAAAAGCCCATCTCCTCGGCTTTGCTCATCGCTTCGCCGGGGTTGTCAAACACGTATTCATCGGGGACGCCGCTCATCCCCTCGCCGTGTTCGGCCAGACTCTCAGGGTCAGGCAACTCATCAATCACGGTCAGCGTATCCGTGTTGAGTGTGTGCCCGACCATGGTGCCGGTGGCTTCCCAGCCGTCTTCACCGGGGGTATGCACCTCAATGAGTGCAGCCGGTGGGGTGATCGTCTGGTCGCCGTCAATCTCGCTGTCAAGTGGATCGTCGCCCTCTTCGCGGATGTCCTCGACCATGCCGTAGGCGTCACGGTCGCCGCTACTGTCCCATCTGACAAGCGTGCCGTCCGATACGTCGGCTATGTCCGCCATGGATTCAGCATCATCCATAGCCCACTCGGGCGGGTTTTCGAACTCCTCGGCCAAGGCCATGAGCCGGCGGTCGTGTTCGTCGGCATCCACGCCGCCGCGCGCGCCGAGTTGCCACGCGGCATCAACGTTGCCACGTCGCAAATTGCCCTCGGCGTCAACGACCGGATACGACGACTCCGTTTTCGTGTCGCCCGGATAGAGGTAGTGGCTCTCGTAGTCATCGTTCGGGATTTCTGATTCATCAAGCTCGCCGTCTGCCGTGCCGTCGAAGGTCACGCCGGCCACGTCTTTGAGGGCTTCCGTCGTTGCTTGCATGGCTTCAAGTTCGCCCATCTCGGTGAGGCGTTCGCGTTTGCCCATGATCCACTCGCGCATCGGCGGGCCACCCCAGCCTTTGATTGCTACACGCCCGTTGTCTTCCCACGGCTCTGTGTCGTCGTCGTTCAACTCGTATTCGTCGCTCCCGTGGCGGGCAAACCACGCCGCAATCTCTTGTACGTCGTCGACGGACAGTTCCTCACCACCGGCCAGTTGCTCGGCTCTGTTCCAACCGGTGTCGGTCATGCCCTGCACGTTCTTGTCGTCGTCCTCACGCCAGTCCAACACGTCTTGGGCGTGGTCTTGGACACTCTCGGGCGGCGTGAGGTCAATCCCTTCTTGGAGGGCTTCAACAGCCGCGTGCAACGCTTCGGCTTTCATCGCATTGCCACCGACTGTGATCTCGTTGCTCGGAGCCGCGCCGTCAACGACTGTGGCAAGGTCACGCCACCGCTGTATCTCAGTCGCCACGTAATCGGCTTCGTCGCTCTCTTCCAGCGGTTCGATGTTACGGTTGACAAGTGGCGACACCTCAAGCCGACCGTTTTCAACGCTCCGGGCAATATCGCGATCGTCAATCTCGCCCTCATACAGCACGCCGACGCCGGGCTTGAAGCCGGCCCATGTGACTTCCCCAACGACTGCATCGCTCGGTGTTTGGGGCTGTGCGCCGTCTGCTGTGTGGTTCTTGCTCGTTGCTATCGGTTGGCCTTGCAAGCCCTTGGCGGCCTCTCGGAGCGTCTCAGCCGGCCACAGCGTGCGTTTGCCACTGCCGCCGTGGGTCACGTCGCCGTCGCCAATTGCGACGCCTGAGACTTGCACAGGCACGTCGCTACTGCCGCTTTGGAGTGCGGCATAGCCGGTGTTGAACCAATCCTGATCGCTTTCGAGAAATAGTTCTACGCCGGTCGCTATGCTTGCATTCGGCGTGTGACCGATCATCAACACCACGTCATCGGGATACACAGGGCGTTTCCGGCGATAGCCGCGTTGGGTTTTTGTGCCGCTGGCTCCCTGCCCGGCACTGGCCTCTGTGCTGGCTCCGACCGAGCGGCCATTAGGGATTTCTGTGCCGTCTACTGCATACGTTCGGGACGGGAATGTTGACACATTCGGCGTCCATTGCACTACCGAATTTTGCGGGCTATTCGAACGCGGATAGGCAGGGCCTTCGTCGGTGCCGTCGTCGTCGGGATCAAGGAAATCGGCGTCGGTTTCATTTTCACCGACCGCTTTCAGAAACACCTCAACATCAACTGATTCTTCGGCGGTTGCATCCACTGCCGTCATCGTCGTATAGACATTATCCCGCTCAGGATCAACGCGCAACGCGCCAAGGACAGTATAGCCGTTCGCAGCAACCTCGCTTAGCTCACTTGAACTGAAGACGTGTGGCTTCGGGCGTGCGGTCGGCGGCGTGTCAGTCAGCGGGATATACGCCATGCTCCCCGCTTCAAGTTGGATGCCGCTGTTGGCAACGTCTAACTCAAAGCCGATTCGACCCACGGGGGAGTCACTGAGCCAGTCGTCGTCTACCGTGATCGTAGCGGGGTCAGTGGTTAACTGTTCATTATTGCCAGTGTAGTCAATTGTCACTTCGGCGCGACCCACTGCATACCAGTTAAATTCAAGTTGCGGACGAGACGGCGACTCAAGGCCGTTTGGGGGTGAGACGCTTTGAGACACCTTTTCACTGCCGTCTTCAAGCGACCGGAACGTCACGTTGCCCCCGCCGTCATACTCAATTTCAAACGCGCCCTCGACGAATAGTTTGAACGTGTCACTCGCGTCTTGGAGGGCCGTGAGAAATTGGAACGACCATGATACGTCCACGTCGTTGCCAACGATATAGCGCGGGGCTTCAGCCGTCTTGAATTGCAGCGTGTCACCTGCGTTCGGTTCAATCAAAAATTGCTCGTCTTGGTCGGTGAAGCGCGTGCTATCGGCGTCTGGGTCGTTAATCCGTGTTCCGTTTTCGATAAATCGGTATCGTTCTTCGCTAAAGTTGTAAAACGCTGGCAAGTCCAGTGCGTTCTGCGTGCCTTTTGTGACAAGCGTGCCAAAAGCGTCTTCCCACGATTCAGCGCAAGTAAGTCGTTATCTGTTCGGTTGCTCATGATTGGTGTTGTCTTTCGTATGTGGTTGATCGGGGACTGTGCAACAGCCGACTACAGCGGCGTGCCCGGCACACGCTCTTCCAACGGTGGCAGGCTTTCAGGGTCTACGCCCATGCTGGGCAGGATCGAACAGCGTCCGTTCGGGTGGCTCGGAGGTAAGAGCCGGTACTCTTGCCCCCGGAACACGACACGCCCTGATTCCATCTCATCAAAGGTGAGTGTCGCCCCGGACAGCCGCCGGCAAAAGGTACATGTCCGATTGTCGGGGGTTGCTAACCATTCGCCATGTCGCAGGCCAATGTCTAAGTCCTGCCGCTCGGCCACGTCACGGTACTGCTCAAGCGTGGACTGTGAGTAGGCATTCACAACCTCCGACCGGGCTATCATTGTACTGCGATGCTTCCCGATAGAGTCAACCCGTCCGTTTATGTCACGGGCGATTTCGCGTGGGTTCTTGCCTTCATCAAGGCCTTCCACCAGCGTATCACGAATCGCCGGCACCATGTCCTCGGTGACGGATTCGAGGTTTTCAAACGTGCGCCGTGAGAGTCGCCGGAGCATCTGGGCGTGCTTGGGGCGGCTCACCACGTCGGCAATGTTGTCGGAGTCAACAACCACATCCTGTTCGCCCAACTGCCGGTTGGCAAACCGAATCCCGGCG